TGAGAACCCCTCTGGAATCATGTTGCCCATAGTCTGGTTAGACTGATTCCTGTTTGCTGCATCTCGGTCCTCTTGATCCCGAATGGCTTGAAGCCTGCCCTCTTCTACACGGTCGGCTTGATCCTGTTGGTAGGCTTGACCCTCACCAGAGTTCTGGATCGCATTCAACCATTCATCGAGCCCACCGCCGCCGAACTGACCTGTCGCCCATCCCTCTACGTCCTCTTCTGACGCATCACGGCCGAGGTAGTCCAGGTATGCCTGCCGAATTGCGGCCCGATCATTGTCACTCGCCATGATGTTTACTCCCGTTGCTCTCGTCAGACCAGCCGGTTCGCGGGGTCATTCGGATCAGTAAAGTCCGTGGGGTCTTCCACATAGTCGGGCACGACCGGCGCAGTGAGTCGCAACGCATCTGGCTCAACATACGCCGACAACGCCTTATTGGGCATCCCCATCATCTGACGCATCACGTTGTATTGGCGCTGGTTCGCCCCATACCGTTTGTCCGCGCTACGGCCCACCGACAATTCGGACGCTCGCGTGTTAAACGCGTTGTCTCCGAATCGGTTGAACGTATTCATGCCCTCGGCTCGCGACAGTCCGTAATTCTGTCGATCCGCCCACTGCTTGGACTCACGGTCTATGCGTGACTGGTTTCGCATGTAGGCCAGTTGGTCCTCGGCTGTCTGACTCTGCAATTGAGCCGCCCGATTGGCCGCGTCAGTCTGGAGTTGTGCAGCTCGACCGGACGCACCGCTCTGAAGTTTGGCAGCGCCGAGTCCCCCCGCAGCCCCTACGGCTCCAGAAAGAAAAGTGCCCAGACCTGCTGACGCGGTCAATGCTGTGATCAATCCCATCTCTATACTCCCTGCTTGCTAAACACGGTTTGCACCAACCGGGCCGTCTCACCATGGCCGTAGTTGTCATACAGCGACCGTGAGTGGAAATACCCCGCCGGAAACAGCACTGCGCGATTGAATCGGGCCTTGACGTGCTGACGTAGCGACCATTGTGGTGTATCTCGCCATGCGGCTTCCTCTTGTGCCATCGCCACGTCCGAGTCGGCGTAGCTTTCAGTGACACCTGACCAGCCGTGCTGCCAGAAGTCTGTGCCATCGCCGTCTGGTGGGGACGGGTTCAAATAATAGAGCGCGGTCCAGTCCCCCATGCCCCGGTCGGTATGGATAAAGTTCGGCTCCTGTTGCCCCTGTGGGCTCTGTCTCAGGAATGACAGTGTCACTGTGAGGTCTGGACGTATATCCCGCAACCAGTTCACAATGTCAGTCGGGCGACACGCCGCGAACCCATGCCACTGCTCGCCTCCAATTTCAAACGTCTTGAACGCATGAGCCAACGCCAACACACGATAGAAATCTGGGTCTGGCAAGACATCATCGTAGACGTGGATGTCAGGGACCACGTCGGTGCCACGAGCAACAGCCTCTTCCGGCTCAAGAAGTGCCGTAGTCATGCGTTCAGCGCCTTCTGATAGCCCGTCTCGATGCGCGTAAATCCCATCCTGTCGTAGAACTGTCCGACGCGCTCGGTGGGGGCAATCATCTGGAGTGTCTTGGCCCCGCGCACCATGGCCCACGATTCCGCCGCCTTGAGGAGTCGCACGCCATCACCACGATGCCCAGGCGTCACCCACCAGAAGACCTCCCCGGCGCACAATTCCCCCGACAGGAAATGGACCGTGCAAAGCATCCCGATCATACCTATCAGGGCATGGCCTTGTTCAAGCACGAGTATTGCTCCTCCCTCGTGCTCGATTATGTTCTCCATGACTACCGTTATCTGCTCGGGGTTCTCGTGCAAGACATCCCGATACATCTCTGTCTGGGCGAATTGCCGTCCCATCGCCACCAGGGCAGGCACATCCTCCATGGTCGCCGGTCGAATCACGCGACCTGTTCGCAAGACACGTCCAGGCTGTATTGCATCGTCGTGCCCCCCGCAGTCGCACGTGTCGTCGCATAGGTTATCGCGGTCGCCTCGTCCACGCGGGCCAGGACTGTCAGACTCGACACTGTCGCGGTCGTGTTGCCGGTCATCGCGGGACTCGCCGTGGTGCAACTCACCCCCCCTGAGGTCCATCCGAACGTCACGATCAGGGACGAGCTGGTCGTCGCCGCCCGTGAGATCCGTGCCGACATCGAGAGTCGATACAGACCCGGCGACACCGACAGGATCGGGAAGCTCGTGGTGCTGATCGACGCCGCTTGTGTGGACGCCTTTGCGCTCGCCAAAACATGTGCCGTGGCGTTGATCCGGTCGGACAGGGACAGGAGCCAATACCGCATCAGCAGCGTAATCCGTCCCGAAATCCGTCCATTCGTCACGTTCTGCTCGACCACGATGGCCGGCGTCGGTGCGAGTTGCTCCATGTGTCATCCTCTCGGACCCTGGATATTCCGACCCTCGACGTTCGCGCCGACGAGACGCCATGGGATCGGGTCTGAGACCGACAGTTCGGGCACCCAGACGCGGTCAGAACTTGCGAGGCGCGTCCAGTAGACCCGTGTATTAAACTCGCCTTGTTTGCCCGCAGAGGCCAATTGTGTGGCGCTCCACCGCTTCAGGTCCGTCGAGGTCCGCATCATCATCTGTGGATCCACGCCCTGGCCTGTCGCAGTGCCCAGTCCCGGCTCCAGCAGAACGGTCAGGCGCGAGACGAAGAGCCGGCGTCCCTGACCAAGCCACAACGGTGGAGGGACACGCACGCGTCGAATCACGTCCCCATTGCACTCGGTGGTGTAATCTGTGTCCATCGTGCAGATCAGGCCCGAGGTGCGGTCTCCCACCAGATGCTGTCCGAACGCATAACAGTGGCTGCGCGGACCCCAGAGGTCATAGTCCCCGGCGCTACTGTCCCAGACACCCCGCTCGTGCCACAAGCCCGTCGAGAGATCGAACACCCACGTCGCATTGGCACTGGGAAAGGTCAGGCAGTAGAAGGTGTGGCCCTGGTCGCTATAGACGACCGCCTCTGCGTCCTCGATGGTGCTCGTGCGGGCATACCCGGCGATGGCGGTCTCAATGGCATACGAACTGATGCGCTGGGGTTCCAGCCCGGTCGCCGCTACCACGACTCCGGCCCCCTCGGCCGTCTGCGAGAGCCAGATCATCGTGTCGTTGGCGAGTTTGACCGAATACGGCGCAGGCGTGCCATACCCGAATACCGACCCCGGCACAGGCGCGAACGGGAACGGGCTGGTCCCGGCGTCATACCAGACCTCGCCAGTCTGCTCACCGATCAACCAAATCTGCCGGTTGCCGTCCACGACCATGGCCTTCCATGGGTCGGGGGCGATACTGCGCTGGGCATACTGCGTGGCGTCCCAGCTCGCGCCGTTGTTCAAGGCGGAAATGTAGAATTTAGAGGCGGCTGAGTCGAAGGACAGGAAATACCCGTCAATCATGCCGACCATGGTGCATTTACCGGCGAGGGTGCCGATGCTGGCACTCAACGTATTGCTTGCGATGGTGAGCAGGTAGGCGTTGGTCCCAGACCCAATGAGAAGCTGACCGCCTGCGTCTCCGTTGCTCGCAATCGAGGCTGGATTCGGGTCGTTAACGACCGTGCCGCTCGTGACGACCGCCGCTGAGTTCGTCTCGTAAATCTGGTAGACGTGCGGACCCACGACGGAGTAACACCGCCCGGCCATGGCGAACAAGGCGCGACAATTCAGGTCATTGACGGTGACATACTCTTCGTAGCCTGGGCAGGGATAGAGGGCCGCACTATGGGGCGATGCCGACGCCTGCGACTGCTCTGGATACCAGTTGACCGTGCGTTCGCAGTCAGCCCACGGACTCTGGTCCTCGTTCGACCCGTAGATGAAACCTGGATACTGGGCCATTACGTATCACTATAGATGTTGTAGTGCGGTCCTGCCCCTCCAAAGATCAATCCTGAGACCCCGCACGACATATCGCTGAGCCGCTCGTTCGCCCGTTTGATGTCGCCCTTGCTCTCTGCGGCGGCTTGTTGGAGGTCAGGGGTCAGTGGTGAGTCGAACGCACTGGCGAGTTCTTTGGCGAGATTGGTCCGCAGGAACCGGCGATACCCAGGTGGTAGCGCAATGGTGTCGCTGATCGCTGAGAACTCACTCACTGGAACGAGCGTATAAATGACCCCCTGCAACGTCGTGCTTGTGGGGATCGGCCAGAGATAAATCAGTCCCAGGCCAGATGCATAGGTCGGGTTGTAGTAGACCGACTGCGGATAGACCGAGGTCAACGCTTTCTGCGGAATACCATCATAAGCATCCTCAGTCAGCGGAGGGCCAAGGTTGTATTCAATCGTCGGCGTGACGGACGTGTCTTGGAACCCGACGTTGTCAATCGCTGTCGGACCCGTGGGCCGCGCACAGTTGATGGTGCCGCCGGTCCCAATGGTGTAACTGCTCGCTGTCGAGAGTGTCCAGATTGTCCGCGCACGGCTATAGACCGTCAGCCCCTCGGTCGCGAGACTGTCAATCCAGTCGTTGAGCCGAGACAGTCCGTAGGCCGCGTCATTCGCTGATGCAGTCTCTCCCACCTGTAGCACGCGCAGGTCTTGCAAGCTTGCGGTGATCAGTTCGCTGACGGTCATGATTAGACCTGATAGAGCGCATTCATCAACGTCGCTGTCGTGTCCGTACTATTCACCCGAATACACTTCAAGGGCAGCACCGCACCAGCGAGTACCGTAAAGGGCGCGAGACTGCCGTCTTCAAAAATCGCGACGACCACGCCGGCTCCACCCACGAAGATGGCAGAAGCCGGAATCGCCTTCGTCGAGGCACTGGCGCTATAGGTAGAACCATCGAAGTTAACCGTATCGCTCTTCGTGATGACGACCGACTTGTTGTACGTGCCGCTGGCTTGGGCCATGTGCTATACCCCTGTTTTGCGTGGACGACCGCGCTTCCGCTTCTCTGGCACTTCCGGCACCTGTCGATGGGTCGCGTCATCCGCCTGTTTGGCTTCGGCTTTTGCAAGATCGCTACTGCCCTGCTCAGCAAAGTGTCGCTGGGCCGTGACTTCGGCAATCGAGCGCATGTCGTGTTCGTACTTCTCGATAGCCTTGTCTGGGCCAATAGACCATCCGGCCTTCACGGCCTTCTCTCGCTCTTGGTCGTTTCGCACAATGAGCTGACACGAACGTGAGAATGCTTCTCCGTCTGCATCGCCCACTGTCGCGAGGGGATCGCCGCACATCACCTTCCCGTTATCTCGCTCAAACGCCTTGAACACCATCAACGGATACTCTTCAAATCCGTCAGCGTTGAATCCGCCATGCCGCTTGGTGGTATTCCAGCGTTCGTTCTCTCGGGAGTAATCGCTCTCAGGGTTGTGGACAATCGCCATGTATGCCTCGTGAAAAAACGGAGGGGGCCGCGTGCAAAGCGAACCCCCTCCTACGTGTTATTACGCTACACCGCCTGTGATGTTCGTGACCGTCCCCGACATCGGAGTCG